AACTACGTCGCTAGCCTCCGTCGTAAGCGCAATTCTACATTGGAGCGAAGCGACCTAAAGCGCGCCTTTTCTTGGCCGAGACCTCAAGATCTATATTGGAGCGAAGCGACCTGTAAGCGAGTCGAACCCTAGAAAAGCACGGCGGATGGACGCCCACGCAACCGATAGACATCCAAAGTATCTCCAAAGTTGGATTGCCGTAAGGCTGGGGCGGAGGCCCATTCCAACTTTGCAGATACGACGATGTATATCGACTTGCGTGCGGTGGCCACGACACAGAACTGCGAGTCTAAACCCATTGCGAGCTTTAGCTCGCCTGTCTTTGATCAAACATCAGATGTTTGTTCGCTGCTTCTGCCGAATAGGAGAAGCCGCCGGAGGCCATACTAAAGTCTTTTTGCCATCGGTTTTTCTTCAGAAAAAGAGATCTAAAACTAAATACAGATGATGACAGATTCACAGCCTCTTAATCCCGTAATGTTTCAAGTTAGACGTATGTATTTTTTACACCGGCCATAGGATACCCCCGCGCAGCCCTTCGTTCGAACGCAGAGACGACCCCCGTACCCCACAGGAACCGTAACTAGCGCAGAAAAACGTACGACAGGGGACAGGGCAGCGGGGGTATTCCTCTTCGCCGTAGACGAAGATACCCCCTCGCATTTTTTTGACTAAATTGACGATCAATTAAGCTCTTTTCTGAGCGGCAAAAGCCAAAAAAGGCTGTTATTAGTCATTTTTGATCGGAAAGTTTTCGTAAAACACGTGTTTTCTCCGATGCAAAAACTTAAAAATATAAGAAATTCAAATACGGAAGACAGATAACCCCTTGACACACTAAAGTTTGACCCATAAGTTCTCCTCAGGTTTCCTTCCGACGACACCTTCGAGAAACTTCTCTAACTCCCTATCCACACGTTCATCCTTGAGCACCTTAGCTGCACTGTCTACGGACTGAGCCATCTGTTCTACCCAATAACCACAAGCCATAGACAGAGCGTCTAGCCTATCGTCATGCCTAAGTGAACCTTTGTCACGAGTTAGTCTTGACAACTGGTACATGAGGAGATAACTAAGGTTATCCGCAGTTGATCCCCCTCTTTGACTTAGTGTTTGGTAATCTTTATTTATAATCTTCGGATCTAGGATTAACCTATGACTATTCAAAAGTGGTTCTAAAGTGTCTATAATCCTTAGTTCTTTCTGTTTGTTGTGTCTTACCTCTTCGATTGTGACAGGGTATCCGTACTCTGTAAGGACAGGTTTTAGGAGCTGACAAAACATACCATCCCCGAAGTTAGCCTCGATTATAACTCGGTTAACTTTGTTGTCTTTAGCCAACCGTGCTAAAGATTTTAATGTCTCTTTGTCGTACCCACCCTTAAATCCTCCAGCATCTACAACAAATAACTGACTAGCGAGGATCTTTACTACAGCATAGCCTGTCTCGTCTTGTCCTCGGCCAGAGGGGTCAATCGCTAGGACAGATCCAGTGTATTTCTCGTGTCCCTCCATGACTTCCATGGGTTTATAGTAGTAATCCCCGCTAAACCCTACGTTTGGTATGTCTTTTATGATTAAATCAGGGCTACTAGCCCACACCAGCTTAGGAGAGGCAAACTCTGTGTCTAATGGGTGAACAATAAAATCACTAAGCTTCAGAGGATACCTCTCAAGGTCACTCAGGCGGCTATCCAGCATAAACTGGAGGGCAAACCCAGCTTTACCGTAGGATGCCTCGCGTTCCTGAAGGTCAAAATCGTTAAAACGCTCGGGATCTACGGGATCACCTACCTCAACCTCCTCCATTCTGGAGGTAATTAGGGGTGCTAAGCGATTACCGTAGATCTCCTTGGCTTTACTGGGGTATCTAGCTGGCCAAATCATGGTTTCGTAACCGCGCTCCAGCAGTGAATTGTATAGTGTTTCTTCTGATTGTGGTGTTCCCAGAAAAATAATACGCCCCTCAGGCTTCAGAATAGCCTCAAACTCTTTCACTGTCTCACCCAGCCGATCACGCATGAGCTGGGTCATGCTGTTATTGGCCGACTCAACGTCATCAGCAATGATGATGTCAGCGCGGGAACCAGTGAGCTGCCCTGTGATCCCCACTGATTTAACGCTGGGTGCATGGGCAGCGGGAGCTGGGCCTACATCAAAGCTAATCTTAGACGATCTTTGGTCTTCATGGGGCTTCAGATGCTGTAATATGGGCATTTCTGAGATAAGCCTAAGGGTAAACGTACTAAAATCGTCAGAACGGGTCTTAGAGGCAGAAACAACAAGAAAATTTAACCTTGGGTTTAACAATAGCTGATGACACACGAATGCACTGGTAATCCACGATTTACCTACACCACGGAAGGCTTGAATAACAATACGCCTTGGGCCATCCTGCAGGTACTGAGCTATGTCATCTTGTACTGGCGTAGGCTTAGGAAGGTTTAAATGCTTCCATACCAGAAAGAGGAAATTTCGGAAGTCTTTCAGGCGTGGGTCGATGGCCTGCTGTGATGGCTGTTTCTTGGAGCTAGAACGGGGCATAGAGACGTTTTTATTGTGTGGTGGTACTTAGAGGCATATGGAAGAGAAAGACGCTCAGAACGGCCCTGAGAAGCCTACGTTTAAGATTCGGGTAAAAGAGCGTAAACTGGGGCGTCATAAGGCTATGGGATTGGCTCATCCTGACGGTCTTATTGAGATTGATCCTAGAACCCCACCTAAGGAGTATTTGGATACCCTTATTCATGAGCTTCTCCATCAAGCTCGCCCGTCATCGTATTGGGATGAGGAGGCTGTGTGGGAGACTGCGGCAATACTAGCTGAACATTTGTGGAAGGCTGGGTTCCGCAAAGTGGATTTAGGGTGTCCCGAAGAACCTGCAGAAAAGAAAACCAAACTTTAATGCTGGTGGAAGATTTACCGAAATTAGCAAACAAAGAACTCAAAACAACATTATCGGGGGTGTAACCTTTTTTAGTATCTATACGATCTAGACTCACTAGCTGGGGATGGCGTTTAAACTCAGAGTTTTTTAAAAGTGGGATACCTGTCCAGAAACAGAGACCTTTTTGCTTCTCCCACGATGACTCTATAAATTCTTTTGTTATTCCTTCATTAGGAACTCTCTTTTTCCTAGACCTAACAGATTCTAACAAGCGATACCACCAACGTCTTTCTCGATACCTTCTAGATGAATCTCTATTACCCTGTAGAGCTTTTTCGGATTTCTTCTGAGTTGATGATGCTGCCCTTTTCATCATATGGTAGCTCCTCTAAGATATTCACTAATGGTGACGACGCCGCTGGAGATATTGTTATATTATTATCCTTTAGCATTTGTCGAGCAACATTTAGGTCTGTAGGAGTAGCAGTACCTTCCTGAATGCGGGTCAGCAGTTCTGACGCTAGTGATTCGTGAATCTTTGCTAGGGTTTCTTCGGATAGGTCACTCACTTTCAATCCTTTGTTCTAATTGGTTAATATAAAGACCCAAAGCTTTAACAAAAGCTGCCCCCTCTTCAGATTCCACCGCCATCTCCAAGCCCTTCGGATGAGCTTCCGCTATCTCCTGAAAGCCGTTCAGCTTCACGCTGACGCAGCCTCCGCTCACGAGCAGTAGCAATAAGATCAATAAGCACTTTATCTTTTTCATCTTTTCGTTGTTGGGCAGCTATGGCTGTTCCCAAGTCTCCTAGCCGCTCCAAAGCATCCACAATTCGTGGTATGGCTTTGGCAGCAGCTAGAAGCTCGGTGAACATGGTAGCGAACCATTTTTACTAAGGCCGATGAGTTACGTCACCGTCTTTACCAGACGATGCGTATTCCTTCATAGCGTCCACGATTCCCTGTCCTCCAATGTAGGCAGGGACGATTATAATTACAGCACTAACCACTTGCTCCGTTAACTCAGGAGAGAGGTTGAGCCATTCAGTAGCGGCGACAGTCAAAAGACCGCCGATCGCCATCCATAGTTTCCTACTTTTTAGTTTATCTTTCATGTTAAGATCCTATGATTTTACTTAACGCAACACCACCACCTGCGCTTCCAGCCCCTACAGCTCCTAAAAGCCACCATTTAAAAGTTTCAAGCCTTTCGATGCGTTCTTCATGTTGATCTATTTTGGTTAAAATCTTTTCTAATTTTTCAGTGTTACCCACTTGTCTAGCTTCCATTCTTGTTAGAATAGAATCAAGCGAATTAGGATTTGGAATATAGTCTGCCATCTAACACCTCCAACGTCTTCGAGCTGCTTTACCGCGTTCGCCTGTCCAACCTCGACTTCTAGCACAAAATGAACGTCTTCGAGCTGCAGCTTTACTGCCTTTTTTTACTTTTCCAGTAACAGCAGTTTTTAGTTTAGATCCTGGGTTTGCTCTTCGATGTGCAGCTACACCTTTAGCTGTCATTCCTGCTCCTTCTTTAACAGACCTATAATTTCTATTTGGCCCTTTAGTAGTTTTAGGAATCCGTTTCTCTTGTTTACGTTTTTTAATAAGTGTAGCCATGTTATTTCTTTGGTTAACAGCCGCAGCCGTATTTCTTACCTTTTTTCTTTTTCTTATTCGGCATTGTTATTTTCCTTTTGTTTTGCTTTAGCCGCAGCCACCCTAGCCTCTTCAGCTTTGCGGGCTGCAACTTCGTTTGGATTTTCTGGCCAGTTTTGTTTAATTAGATCAATGTCAGTGTAGGTGGCGGCAGCGTTGTATTCGCCTTCAAGCCGATCCGCTTCAGCCAACACAGCAGCACGGTATTCGGCCCACTCGGTTGGCACTGCACGCTGCCTTTCCACGGAAGCTACAATTTGCCAGTCACTGCCAGACAACATCCTGTTAGCAATTTCTTTGGCCCGCGCAACGCCGACAGCTTTCTCTTGATCCAACGGCACACGAACTACTGGCGGTTCTTCAGGCGTCACCCA